CGCGCGGTGGCCACGGTCGTGAACGTCGATGCGACGGCCTATGACGTGCTGGTGGACCGCACCGAGACGGGGGCGGGCTGGGCGTCGGAGACGGCGGCGGTCACGGAGACGGCGACGCCGGTGATCGAGCGGATCACGATTCCGCTGCATGAGCTGTCGGCGCTGCCAAAGACGTCGCAGCGCCTGCTGGACGATGCGGCGTTCGACATCGAGGCCTGGCTGGCCGCGCGGATCGCCGAGAAGTTCGCGCGGGCGGAGGCGGCGGCCTTCGTCAACGGCAACGGCGTGGACAAGCCCAAGGGGTTCCAGGACTATCCGAAGGTCGCGAATGCGTCCTGGGCCTGGGGCTCGCTGGGCTATGTCGCGGGGGGCAATGCGTCGTCGGTGGTGTCGACGGACCCGCTCGTCGACCTCGTCTATGCTTTGGGGGCGGAGTATCGGGCGGGGGCGACCTTTGTCATGAACTCCAAGACCACGGGGGTGATCCGCAAGCTGAAGGATGCGGACGGGCGCTATCTGTGGTCGGACGGGTTCGCCGCCGGCGAGCCTGCGCGGCTTCTGGGCTATCCGGTGCTGATCGCCGAGGACATGCCGGATATCGCCGCCGGGGCGCATCCGATTGCGTTCGGGAACTTTGCGCGCGGCTATACCATCGCCGAGCGGCCGGACCTGCGCGTGCTGCGCGACCCGTTCTCGGCCAAGCCGCATGTGCTGTTCTACGCGACCAAGCGCGTGGGTGGGGCGGTCAGCGACTTTGCGGCGATCAAGCTGCTGCGCGTCGCGGTGAGCTGATCTGGCGGCGGGGCGGGGTCATTTGGCCCCGCCCCTGACGGGCCGAAGCGTCAAGCGGAGTGAGGGACCATGCTGGTCGAGGTAACGGGCGTGCCGGATGCGGCGCTGCCGGTGGCGCGGTTGCGCGAGCATCTGCGGCTGGGAACGGGGTTCGGCGAGGACGGGTTGCAAGACCCGGTGCTGGCCGGGTTCCTGCGCGCCGCGATGGCGGCGATCGAGGGGCGGACGGGCAAGGTCCTGATCGCGCGGGATTATCTGTATACGCGGGCCGGGTGGGGGTTCGCCGACCGCCAGCCTTTGCCAGTCGCGCCGGTGAGCGTGGTGACTGCTGTTGCCGTGGCCGATGCGGGCGGTTTGGAGGCGGCCCTGCCGGGGGCGGCCTGGCGGTTGGTGCATGATGCGGCGCGGCCCGTGGTGGCGGCGTTGGGCGCGGCGTTTCCCGCCGTTCCGCAGGGGGGCGAGCTGCGCATCCGGTTTCGTGCGGGGTTTGGCGATGCGTTCGCCGCTGTGCCCGCCGATTTACAGCAGGCGGTGATGATGCTGGCGGCGCATTACCACGAGTTCCGCCACGATACCGGGCTTGGCGAGGGCTGCATGCCGTTCGGCGTCACGGCGCTGATCGAGCGGTTCCGGGTGGTGCGGATCGGGGGCGGGGCATGAAGCGGCTGCCGATCCTTTCGCGGAAGCTGACGCTCGAATCCGCGACGCGGGTGGCGGATGGCGCGGGTGGCTGGGCCGAGACCTGGGGGCCGCTGGGTATCCTGTGGGCCGAGATCAGGCCGGGCCGGGGACGCGAGGCCACGGGTGAGGCGGGGGCGCTGAGCCGTGTGCCCTGGCGGATCATCGTGCGCGCGGCACGGCCGGGGTCGGTGGCGCGGCCTGTCGCGGGGCAGCGGTTCCGAGAGGGCGCCCGGCTGTTCCGGGTCCTGTCTGTCGCGGAGGCGGATGCGGCGGGGCGGTATCTGGCCTGCGAGGCCGAGGAGGAGACGGGGGCATGAGCTATGCGCTGGCGGGAGCGTTGCAGGCGGCGGTCTTTGCCCGCGTAAGCGGAGATGCCGTGGTCGCGGGGCTGGTGGGCGATGCTGTCTATGACGCGGCCCCACCAGGAGTTTTGCCGTCGCTCTTTGTCTCGCTGGGGCCGGAGGTCGTGCGGGACCGGTCGGACAAGACGGGCGCGGGGGCCGAGCATGAGTTCACCGTATCCGTGCTGTCGGATGCGGCGGGATTTGCCGCAGCCAAGGCGGCGGCTGGCGCGGTGTCGGATGCGCTGGTCGGCGCGGACCTGACCTTGGCGCGGGGGCGGCTGGTGGGCCTGTGGTTCCTGCGGGCCAAGGCCGCGCGGGTGGGCAGCGGCGAGCGGCGGCGGATCGACCTGACGTTCCGGGCGCGGGTCGAGGACGTCTGATTTCAACCTATCGAGGAGGGTGCTGCGATGGCGGCCCAGAACGGCAAGGATCTTCTGGTCAAGATCGACATGAACGGCGAGGGGCTGTTCGAGACGGTCGCGGGGCTGCGCGCGACGCGGATCAGCCTGAATGCGGCGTCTGTCGAGGTGACGTCGCTGGAGAGCGCAGGCGGGTGGCGCGAACTGCTGGCGGGGGCCGGGGTGAAGACGGCCAATATCTCGGGGTCGGGCATCTTCAAGGATCAGGCCACGGACGAACGGGCGCGGGCCATATTCTTTGAGGGGCTGATGCCGGTGTTCCAGATCATCGTGCCCGATTTCGGGACGATGCAGGGACCGTTCCAGATCACCTCGCTGTCCTATGCGGGGACGCATGACGGGGAGGCGACCTTCGAGATGGCGCTGGCCTCGGCGGGGGCGATTACCTTCACGGCGCTGGTGGCGCCGTGAGCAACCCCTGGGCGGGCGAGGTCGAGGTGACGGTGGACGGCGTGGCGCATGTCGGGCGGCTGACGCTGGGCGCGCTGGCGGAACTGGAATCGCGGCTGGGGACGGAGAGCATCGTCGATCTGGTCGAGCGGTTTGAGCGGGCGGCGTTTTCGTCGAGCGATGTGCTGGCCGTGATCGTGGCGGGGTTGCGCGGGGGCGGGCTTCGGGTGACGGCAGAGGACCTGCTGACGGCGGATGTCTGCGGCGGACCGGTGGGGGCGGCGCGGGTGGCGGCGACGTTGCTGACGCGGGCCTTTGCGCTGCCCGCATGAGGCGGCTGGACTGGGCGGGGCTGATGCGGGCGGGGCTGGTGGGGCTGCGGCTGACGCCCGAGGCGTTCTGGCGGCTGACGCCTGCGGAACTGATGCTGATGCTTGGGCTATCTGGCGGGTCCGCGCCGTTGGGGCGGGCGCGGCTGGAGGACCTTTTGCGGGCGTTCCCGGATGGGGAAAGGGGCGGTGATGGCTGAGATCGAGGGCTTGGATGACCTGGCGGGTGGCGTCGAGGGGCTGGAGCGGTCTTTGGCTGCCGCGACCGGGCAGACAGCGGCGCTGTCGGGCGAGCTGCGCGACGTGGGCGGGGGCATGGCCGAGGTCGTGCGCGATCTGGGACGGCTGGAGGCGGGGTTTTCGGGCGGGCTGCGCCGCGCGATCGACGGGCTGGTGATCGGCGGGCAAAGCGCGTCGGAGGCGCTGACAGATGCGGCGGAGACGATGCTGAACACCGTCTATCGCAACGCGATGGCGCCGGTGACGGACCAGTTGGGCGGGTTGCTGGCCGGGGGGCTGAATTCGGTCGTGTCGGGCATGATGCCCTTTGCCGATGGCGCGCCGTTTTCGCAGGGGCGCGTGATGCCATTTGCTCAGGGGGGCGTGGTCAGCGGGCCGGTCAGTTTTCCGATGCGGGGTGGCACCGGGCTGATGGGCGAGGCGGGGCCGGAGGCGATCATGCCGCTGGCACGGGGTGCCGACGGGCGGCTGGGCGTGCAGGTGCAGGGCGGGGGCGCGCCCGTGAACGTGACGATGCACGTGACGACACCGGATGTGCGGGGGTTCGCGCGCAGCCAGGGGCAGATTGCGGCGGAGCTGGGCCGGCTGGTGGGCCGGGGCATGCGGAACAGGTAGGGGCGGACCATGGCGTTTCACGAGGTGCGGTTTCCGGCGACGCTGTCATTCGGGTCGCTGGGAGGGCCTGAGCGGCGGACGGAGATTGTGACGCTGGCCAATGGGTTTGAGGAGCGCAACGCGCCCTGGGCGCATGCGCGCAGGCGGTATGACGCAGGGCTGGGGCTGCGGTCACTCGACGATCTGGCGGAGTTGATCGCCTTCTTCGAGGCGCGACGAGGGCAGTTGCACGGGTTCCGATGGAAGGACTGGAGCGACTTCAAGTCGTGCAAGCCATCGCGGACGGTGGGGCCGTTCGATCAGGAGATCGGGCGGGGGGATGACGTGAAGGCGACCTTTGGGCTCCGCAAGCGCTATGCCTCGGGCGAGGGGCGCTATTTCCGGCCGGTGGTGAAGCCCGTGGCGGGCACGGTGGTGGTGGCCGTGGGGGGGGTGCCGCTGCAGGAGGGGGTGGACTGGACGCTGGACGCGGCGGCAGGGACGGTGACGTTCGCCATGCGGCCCGAGCCGGGGGCGGAGATCACGGCGGGGTTCGAGTTTGACGTGCCGGTGCGGTTCGACACTGACCGAATCGCGGTGTCTGTAGCGTCTTTCCGTGCGGGCGAGGTGCCGAGCGTGCCGGTGGTGGAGGTGCGGCTGTGAGCGGGCTTCTGGACCATCTGGCAACGGGGTTGACCACGGTCTGCCGCTGTTGGCGCGTGACGCGGCGGGACGGCGTGGTGCTGGGGTTCACCGACCATGACGGGACGCTGGTCTTTGGCGGGGTGACGTATCAGCCGGAGGCGGGGCTGTCTGCGGGGGCGCTGGTGCAAGGCACGGGGCTGGCCGTGGACAATGCCGAGGCGTTGGGCGTGCTGAATTCGGCGGCGATCAGCGAGGCTGATCTGGAGGCGGGGCGATGGGACGGCGCGGAGGTCAGGGTCTGGCTGGTCAACTGGGCGAAGGCAGGGGAGCGGCGCGTGATGTTTGCGGGGTCGCTGGGCGAGGTGCGGCGGGGAGACGGCGCGTTCCGGGCCGAGTTGCGGGGGCTAACCGAGGGGCTGAACCGCGGGGGCGGGCGGGCCTATGTGCGGGCCTGTACGGCCGTTCTGGGCGACGCGGGCTGTGGGTTTGACGTGACGGCACCGGGCTATGCCGCCGAATGGGAGGTCCTGTCGGCGGAGCGGGGGCAGCGGTTCGTCTTTGCCGGGGGCGGCGGTTTTGCGGCCAAGTGGTTCGAGCGGGGGCGGCTGTTCGTGCTGACAGGCGCGGGGGCAGGTCTGGAGGGTGTGGTCAAGCATGACCAGACGAGCGGCGGTGGCCAGCGCGTGATCGAGCTGTGGGAACCGGTGCGGGCGGAGGTCGGCCCGGGCGACCGGGTGCGGATCGTGGCGGGCTGCGACAAGCGGCTGGAGACCTGCCGGGCGAAGTTCGGGAATGTGGTGAACTTTCAGGGGTTTCCCTTCGTGCCGGGCGAGGACTGGCTGGTCGCCATCCCGGCGACGCAGTCGGTGGCGGGGTGATGCGCGACGCCGTGGTGGGCGTGGCGCGGGGCTGGATCGGGACCCCCTATGTGCATCAGCAGGCGGTGCGCGGGGCGGGCTGCGACTGTCTGGGTCTGGTGCGGGGCGTCTGGCGCGAGGTGCGCGGGGCAGAGCCGGAGGCGGTGCCCGCCTATACGCCCGATTGGTCGGAGGCGGCGGGGGACGAGCGGTTGTGGCAGGCGGCGCGGCGGTGGCTGCGCGAGATCGCGGCGCCTGAGCCGGGGGATGTGCTGCTGTTCCGGATGCGGTCCGGGGCGGTGGCCAAGCATCTGGGGATCATGAGCGGGCCTGACGCCTTCATCCATGCGTATTCGGGGCATGGGGTGGTGGAGAGCCCGCTGTCGGCGGCGTGGCGGCGGCGGGTTGTGGCCGCCTTTGCCTTTGGAGGGATGGACTGATGGCGACGATCGTTCTGGCGGCGGCGGGCATGGCGGTGGGTGGCGGCATCGGGGGATCGGTGCTGGGTCTGTCGGGGTCGGTCATCGGGCGGGCGGC